TCGTCTGCGCTTACTTTTGGCTCAGTATTATTTACAAATGGCTCAGATTCGGCAACAACAACTCCGCTTTCGCTTACATACTCAGCGTGCTCATTTGCCACAATTTTATCCGCTAATTCTGATTCAATTTCAGCAATATCGCCAATAAAATATCCTAAACCATAAGCGCCCATTGGCGCAAATGTGAATTTAATCAATTTAGTGTTAGCTACTTCCGTAGATTCACTATTTTTTGAATTTTTGCCCATAAATTTAGTGGGCGGATAAGCGACGAAGCTACACCGCCCTATTGATTATGCTGTAAGCAAATCAACAATAGCACCAAAGGCAGCAGGTTGTTTCACCGCAATACCGATATGCTGATTTAAAACTACACGAGTTTTGTTTCCAATTGCTTGGCTGTATGGATCAACTACCAATTCAACACCACCGAACTGACCGATAACAAGATTTTCCCAATCTCCGTAAATCATTGCAGAACAAACACCACTAGCAGAACCTTTTGTCAAGTTGCTTGGTACGTTAGTAGTGCTAAACACTGGCTTACCGTCGATTTGGTCTGACATGCCATTGAAGTACGCCATATAAGACATAATCATTGCGCCTGAGCCAGAACTAATTTCAGTTTGCTTCAATTTCGCAACCAATTTAGGATTAATTAAGAATTTACCATTGATTCCCGCGTTTGCGTTTTCAACAGCAGCAACTAATTCAAGAACTTTTGCTAAACTTGGCACCGCTCCGTTAGTTCCCATTGCAACTGAATTGATTCCAGAAGTTCCCAACAAACCTAATGGTTGGTTACTAGAACCTGAACCATTGATTGCAGCTCTTTCGATTTCAACTGACAATGCTTTAATGAAACTATTGATAATTTCTTGTTCAATTGATTGATTGTTTTGCAACAATAATTGTTTAGAAATATCACTGAATGCGCTCAAACGAGATGGTCTCAATTGACGTGCAGCCGTTGCAGGATCTCCAGAAGCCGCGTCAGCAGTTTCAGCAGCCCATGCCACAGTTGCAGCAGAACTAAATCCAGTTAAATCAACGTTTGCAGCAAGTCCAGTCAATTTGGTAACACCTAACTGATCTAAAACAGTTTTTGCATACAAAGCATCAAAGAATCCAACTTTTTCCAATGGAATAAAGTTACCGCCCGCAGTTGCAGAACCAGCCGACATTGTACGAGCTTCACGCGTTTTGAAATTCATAATGTCGTTTGACAAATAAATTCCTTGTGGAGTGATACCCATTGCGCGAGCCTCTTTTGCAGACTCTTCGACCATTTCTTTTTCAATTCCTGAAATGCTGTTTGTTCCAGCCTCAGAAATTAATTTAGAAAAAGAAAATTGTCTTTTTTCTTTGTCTTCTGATTTTGAAGCCTCAGCGCCATAATTGAAAGAACCGTTTGAACGTTTTTCCAATACTGCTAATGCTGCGATTTCGCCGTTAATAGCGTTTAATCTTTCTTCGATTTCAACTACGCGAGCTCGCTCGGTGTCGTTAAATCCACGCTTTTCAGTGGTTAATGCTGCTTGAACTGTATCAAGCTCAGCAACTAAACCAGAGCGTTCTTCTAATAATTGAACTTTATTCATTTTTTTAGTTGTATTAATTTGCACAAATCTAAACTATTTCGCATTTCTTGTTGTTGCAATTCTGTTACATTTATTTCAGGTGTAACAAATTTACTTCTCTCTTCTTTTAAAGATACGCTACGACTATCTGCCTCAGTATCTTCGTAAGCGGGGTAAGTAACTGGGGAAACGTCGTATAAAGTTTTGATTTTGGTAATTGTTCTCAAACCCATTTCGCCATACTTTGCGCTATTACTCCAAATTACCTCTTCGATAGTAAACGCAAAAGAACTTTGAGTTATATCCTTTCGAATGATTGCACTTGCAACTGTTTTATGAAGTGGCGAATTAGCGTCAAAATCATAATCGTATGCTAAATTACCGTTGTCATCAACAAACACTCGGCAAGTTCCTGAAAGAGTACGTCCTAATACGCTGCACTCTTCATGGTTATATAAGCAACGAATATCCAAATCAGTTGCAGCCAACGCCGCATCAAATGCGCCTTTTGCTATTTTCTCTTCGTACCAACCCATATCGGTAACGGTATCTACAACAGCAGCAACGCCCCCGAATTTGTCAGGGAACTCGACGCCGTCAACCATGGCGCGTTGTTCAATAGAACCAAGTTTGCGCCTTTCTATATTTACATTTTTCATATTTTTAATTATTACCGTTTGGATTATTGTTTGTAATAGCGGCGCTATTCAATTGATTTATTTTGCCCGTAATCCATTCACTCATTAATTCAGTTGGAATCAAATTCGCGTTAACGAATTTTTGGTCTCCACCTTCATACGCGTTCTGGTCTTCAAATCCTCTTGCCTCGTTTGGAGACATCCACCCGTTATTTATTCCTTTATTGTAAAACTCTGCGCGATCTAAAGCGGTTGCCCTCAACAGAGAATTAAAATTAAATTTAAAATAGTAAACGCCTTTTTCAGCTGGCTTTGTTATCAATTTTCGGCGCAACTCCTCTTCATTTTTAATTGCGTAATTTGCTAAAGTATTACTATAAAATTCTTGATATTCTTGTTCAACTGTTGCCTTACCGTTGACGCCTGAAACAACCATTGAAATAGGAACCCCAAAAATATTAGCAATTTCCTCAGCGCTCATTTTTTTGCTTAAAATGTATTGCGCTTCTTCAGGTGTCATTTGGATTCTTTCAACTCCGACACCGCCTGGGACAGCTAATGAATTTGATTTGTTGTCAATTACGTTATTTAAAGATGTTTTTAAATTACCAAGTTGCTCGTTGTTTAGGTTTCCAGTTGTTTTAATAAAGAACTTTAAAACCCCGTTTTTATACGAACTAGATTGCCCTGCCGTCGCTGCTAACGACACGCCCATAGTTTCACGATGATATACAATAGGACTATAACCAAATAAAGGTGTTTCGAGGCATTTGCCTTTAAAATGGATTATATCATAGGCTTCAACATAATCGCTTTTATCGTTATTTGTAATTTGATAACGTAATATTCCATCTTGAATAACTGGCTTTACATTTTCGGTTATCAATGGCATCAATGCAATTGGTTGAAAATTATTGTTTCGAATAATTTGAGAATATCCGTTACCCTTCAAAACTTGACACATAACCATCCATTCAATCCATTGTGATTTTGTTTGAAAAGTATTTGGTTCGTCAATTAAAATTGCAATTGGGTGTTTTGGTTCGGCTTTCTTTACTCCGTCAATATCTGAATAGACTTTTACGTTTAAATTTACAATACCATTGGAAATAATATCAACACACTTTTTAACCGCTGCAATTGATATGGCTGTTTTTTGGGTTACCGTTTGTCCGCTTTGTGAAGTCGTTCCAAAAATATTGCCCAATGAATCTAAAAACCACTGATAGGAATTAGGCACCTGAGTGCTACTTCTTTTCTCTCTTTTAAAAAAATCTATCAATGCCATTCATGCAAAATTATAAACTTACTTACTTTTTTTTGTTACAATTTTATTCCCGCTCATAAATCGACTTATCGTCGCACGAAATACAGTCGCGTTTTTAAACATTCTTTTACCGAATTTTTCGATATGGATTCGTTCAACTTCCTCATAGGCCAAATAATAAAATTTGTACTTTGGTAAGTTTTCGTAATACAGCTCAAAAAATTCTCTATGGGTCATAAATCGTAAACAAAAAATTCTTGTGGGACTTGCTTATCCATGTTCTCTTCAATCCAAGTTCCAATAGCCATAACTTTTGAAACTGGTCCATCGACTTTGTCGTTGCTGCTTTGCTTATCAATTTTGATATTACCCGCAGCGTCCTGAACGATTAAAATATTTGCCATCATCCAACGGCAAACGGGGTTGTTATCGTGCTTAAATTCTTTTCCAGTAATCAATCGTTCAAGTTCTTTTGTACCTTTTGACATTGAAATAAAACCTTGTCTGTATTTGTACATTTTAAAACCATCGTCCTGTAATTGAATAACTAACTGCGAAGAGTTGTAAGGGTCAAACGCAATGTCTTGCGGCTTGCCGTACAACAACGCTAAATCATTAATTTTTGAACGTATGTAATCATAGTCGGTAACGTTGCCAGGTGTCGCAATAATATTTCCACGTAATACCCATTCGCGAATTGATTCCCCGGACTGGTCGTTTCGCTTATTCAAAGAATCTTCAGGAATAAAATAAAAGGTTTTGCAAAATTTAGTCTCAGGGAAAAACAACGAATACGCGCAAAAATCTGATACCGTTGCTAAATCTAAACCGCCGTAACATTCACCAATTGCCAAATTCTCATCCGTCCCGCAGGCATTCCATAGGTCATCGCTTACCCAAGTTGTCGCTGAATCCGTCCAAACGTTTAACAACTTTGTTTTAAATTCAACTTCTTTATGTGGCATCTCTTTCGCCTCAGATAAACCCTCTTCGAGTATTCGCGGATTAACCGAAACTCCCCAATTTGGATTTGCTTTCTGCCAGTTTTTAGGGTCTTGCCAGTTATCGTCTTTGTCAAGTGTGTAAATAATTGCAAAAAGCGCATCGTCCTGAATACTAGAATCTAAAACTTTAGTGCAATATTTTCTATGTCGATAACACGGACTTTCTTTATTGAATCCCGCCGTTGTAATTGTGAACAATAGGGGCTGCGCTCTTGCGCCCATTGAGTTCCGCATAACGTTGTACATTTCGTCTGATAAATGCGCGTGATATTCATCTATGCAACAAAAATGAGCGTTTAATCCGTCCTGTTTTTTTGGATTCCACTCGAGCGGCTTAAATATAGAATTTTCTTTTGATACGTATCGGTTATGAATAGAGTTTGCAGATTTTAAATGGCCCGCAAAAATTTTATTTTTTGTAACCATTCGATATGCTTCGCCAAAAACCATCATGGCTTGATCTAATTTTGTAGCAGCCGAATAAATTTGAGCGCCCTCTTCACCGTCCGCGATTAACCCGAACAACATAATCGCAGCCGCAAAAGTTGATTTTCCATTTTTACGAGGAAGTTCAACATAGGCACGCGTATAGCGCCGCGTTCCGTTTGGTTTTAAAAACCCGAAAATATTTGCAACGATAAAATGCTGCCATGGTTCCAATATAAAATTTTCACCTGCTTTTTCACCGACTGTATGTGTTAAATTCTCAATCA